TGATCATAAGATCAGAGAAGTTATAAACCATATTAAACTAGCAGAGGCTCAAAACGCTCATTTGCAAAATAGAGTTGATGATGCTGCTCCAGAAGTTTCAGTAGCTACTTAATAAAAAGCTACGATCTAAAACTATCACTTTCACTACAGGCTCTCTTGCACTCTTTAAAAAATAGAGGTATAACTTTCTTACTATACAATTATTAAAGATCATAGACGCGTATAGTCGACGGCCTAGAGACTATGATCTGTAAACTAGGAGGATATAATTATGGCAAATACTACGTTTTCAGGACCAGTAAAATCTTTAAGAGGATTTGTTACTGCAGGACCTGATTCGATTGTTAACATCACAGCAGAAACTACTTTAACTTTTGCTGCTCACGCAGGAAAAGTTATTAAATGTAATGATGCAGATGGTGCAATCACACTTCCAACAATTAAAGCAGATAGCAAAGGCGCTGCAGCTGGAGACAATGATCCTAATGCAAACAACCAATTAGGAGCTGTTTACAAATTTTTTGTAGGCACAGATTCATCTGACTTCGATATTAAAACAGATGGGACTGACAAATTTGTTGGTCATGCAACTGTTGTAAACGTAGCAGACGGAACAAATAACACGTTCGTTCCAGCATCAGCTAATGATGTTATCAGCATGAACGGTGGAACTACAGGTGGAGATAAAGGTAGCACAGTTACTATTACTGCACTTGAAGACAATGTATATTTAGTAGAAGCAGTGTTAATCGGTACAGGTACTGAAGCAACACCTTTTGCAAATAGTTAATAGATAATTAGTGTGGGGCTTCGGCCCCACGCTTAATTTAAGGAGATAAAAAATGGCAACATCAGACCAACAGTTTTCTTGTAGAACTTCTGACGGTAGATTTGGTAGAGCAACAGACGCTTCAGGTTCATTTATTGGACCAGCTAGAATAACTTATATTCAAGTTGAAGG